ATATCGTAACAAAATTACACCGCGCAGGGAATTGTCCTCAGCGGTGGCATATTTGCCTGATGGTTGAAAACCAGGTGGTGTAAAGACGGTTCCATTTAATACAACAGTTGGGAATAAATTTTCTGTTAAAATGCCTTTGACGATTTGCAAAGCATGAGCATTATAACCTAATTTTTTAAGTACAGTATAAACAATGGAATTAGACATAAACCCAATTCCTATTGGCATACTTGTATCGTACCCACCATAATCACCTTCCATAATATTAGATGAAAAATTTTTTAGGGTATTGTACATTGTATCTACTTCGTCAGAGTGCATATTTATTCCAATTTTAGTACTAAACACATCTCTGTGTTCGCACATCATACTATAGAATGGTAATAAATACATTCTATTCACCAATGTCATATCATAAGATGACATAGCAAACATGCGTGTATTTCCTTTAATAACTTTATCCCAACTTCTAGGTTCGTCCTTTAATTGAGCTCCAACTATAGAATGAGAAGTTTTGTCTTGTAAATAAGAATCTATTATTTCCTGGACCTGAATTAAAACTTCAGGTTTTGGAGTAACAGCGTCTTGCTTAAAGTCTTTAGGAGTAAAGTCAATATATTTGCTTTTCTTACCAGTAAACATAAATCCACCAGATGTACTATTTTTCATAGATCTGTAATAAAAATTTTCCGGAAACCCATTCTGTGCAATATCTAATGGAACGGGATTTAGGGAAGTAACACCTTCTTTCTTTAACTTATATAGTAGATTGCAAGTAGTACTTATGATTACATTTTCCATAATAGAATTATCTAAAGCAGAAGTAATAACGCCTACTTTTTTAACAAAATTATTTTCTGGAGAATAGAAAGTACCATCTCTTCTGAAAGACCTCATCTTAGGAGCTAAATATTTGGGATGACCATCTATTGTTGGGGATATATCAATAAGCTCTTCTACATGATTAAATAAAATACTTTTAGTTAAAGTACTTTTAGGTGAAATGGGACTACAATTACTAATGTTACCATAGACTAGTAAAGATGGTATATCTTCATATACTAATGGACTTCTTGGGGAAACATTAACAATAGTTCCCTCATCTTTTAACCTAAAACTACCTTCTGAGGTTATATCAATCAAAATATTAGTTGACTGATACTCTTTAAGAGCGGCATCGAATTGTTTCTTATTGATTTTACATGCATAACCATACTCATTAGTACCTGCACAATGTACACCAACAAGAAATGTTTTGTACCCATACGTTGCAAGTAGTGGACTACCACAATCACCCGCTGCATGTTCAGGAAATATATACTTATATGGATATAAAACTACCATATTTTCTGCATTTATGGGAACAATTTCTTCTCGTACTTGTCTAACAGGAATTTTATTATTCATAAACATTCCATTAAGACCAACAAAAGTATCTGGAATATCAGCTATAGCGAAAGTAATATCTTTAAAGAAAGTTCCAATAATTCTAACTAAGAATATATCTTCACCGACTTTCTTGAAATCTTGTTGTTTCAGATTCGCTTTAACAATACCTGATGCAGAATCTCGTGAAGTAGACAGATGAACACTGTATATTTCACTCTTAATACAATGGATATTGACTAGAGCATAATCATTACATACACCAAGTACTTTAGTTGTAGTGCTACTATCATTAGTGAATCGAATTTTAGCATAACGAACATTAGATTCAACAGTAGCGTATAATTCTTCAATCTTATTATGGTTACGTTCATTACCAACTATAAATGGAATGATATTTTCGACTTTGTCATAGTCCATATCAGTAGTCCTTTTCTTAGAAGGTAAAGGAAATATACAACAAGATTGTTTTTCATTATCACAGACAGTTCTATATATATTCTCTGCATTATAATTACCACTCTGGGAAATACTTTCAGATAAAACACTCTTAGCAACTTTATAACTAAGTAACATCATCTTTGCTGAAGCAGCACTAATTATGACGATCAGTAATAAAGGAGGTACAGAAGAAGTTATTTTACTTGATAATACTTTCCATTTAACAGCGTTATATCTTTCATCTTTTAGAAAAAAAGTTTTAACATAAAGATATGATAAAAGACTAACATTTGTAAATATATTACAAGTACTAGTTACAAAATTAGAACAAGTTATATTTCTATATAATATAATGGAATCAGTTAATAAACTTAATTGTCTGCGTGTTAAAACATAATCATCGTTTAATGTAACCCATTGTAGATATTGATAAAAGATAGTAAGAAAACATAATTGAATAAAACACATTAATATAAATACAGGTAAAGAGTAACTTCCAATATATAAACATACTATAGAGTAAAGTATACAGATGAACGTTTTAATTTTGGTAGATAAACTATGGAAATAAGTAGAGGAGATATTAACTTCTTTATTTGATAATTTGAGTTTATTCTTTTCTAGAATTTTAGTTCTATTGACACTTGCTGCATACTTTTCTGCGTGCAACTTACGCTTAACTATATTGGGGTGAATTTGTGACCCAATTTGAATAGTTTCAGCTTCAGCTGTAACTGGAGTTGTATG